GCTGTGTCCAGGTCTTTGTAGAAGTTGAACGGCTCCGGTACTGCTGCGCTTGTGCCACGCAGCACGATGCTGCCGCGCTCTACGCCCTTAGGTTTGTTGTGGCGTGCCAGTGTCTCCTGCACCAGCACAGTGTTAATCGCCCGCGCAGTGTCGTTGTCTTGACAAACCCAGTTGCTTGACGAGCCATACACGCCCGCGCTGGTCTGCACGTCGATGCGGCCCATGCTTGCGCCCAGCTGCCCGACGTGTGTAGTGCCAAGCTGCAGCGCTCCGCGTCCTGTGCTGGTGTTGGCCACGATGTCGTAATCCGCGATCAGCTCAAGCAGGTCGCCGCTAAACTTGCTGACCTTAAAATCGACGAAGGTCGCCGTGACTGCGGTCTTGTACGTGCTATTGTTGGCGCCGCCTGCGTCCCACACGATGAAGTCGGGCGTAACTGTTAAACCTGTCTTGGCCGTCTGTGGTGGCGGCACGATAAACACGAAATCGACAAACCGTTCAATGTCCTCCTCGACGTCATACACGCCGCTGTTTTCTGGCGCCTTAACGTAGAAGTATCCTGCGCTTGCGCTGTAGTCAGGGTTGATGGCAATCACAGGCACGCCGTCGTAGTTGCCGTTGCTCGATGCCCAGCCTGTGAGCAGGCCGCTGTTGTCTGCCAGCTCGTTAACGTAGTACTCTGTGCTGCTGTCGCCCCAGGCGATTGTGAAGCGCAGCATCAGCTCAGCAATAGGTGAGCCTGTCACGCTTTGTGCCGACTGTGTAAACTTAAGCCGTCCGCGCATCTCGTAAAACACTTCACTGCTCTCTGTGTCGATGCCAGGGTACACGATGTCCGCATCTGCCAATGCAGTAGCTGCTGCAAAGTTGAATGAACTGATGACCGTTGCGCCGTCGTTCGTGTCACGCGTTACGCGCACCTCGTTGTGTGGTGGCGTGTAGCTAATGCGCCACGCTGCGCCCTTTTGCCGCACGTCATTGGCTGCGTCCTTCTGGAATTGATATTCCGTTATGACGTCGCGATCTATCTCCGTGCCGTTCCACTGCAACACTGTGCCTGGCGTGCGCTCACCAGCCAACGCCACGGGCAGCAGGTGCCATGCGTCGCCGTAGCTGTAGAGCCGCCATTGGTATGTGATGCACAGCGACTGCAGCAAATCGTAGCAGCTGATGTATTCTGTAGCGCCGCTGCTGTTGACGCTGCTCCACGGATTGGTATGAATGCGCGAGCGCTTGATGCTTTTCAGGTCAGTGCCAGCCGGGTGCGTCTCTGCAGCCATGATGTAGTCATCTTCGCTGTACACGTCTTCTGCCCACGCTAGCCTGTACTCTGTGCCACTGTTCTGCTCATCCAGGTAGCTGTACAGCGTCCACTTCTCCTGTATGTTTTTAAGGATGTCGTACACTGTTTGATAGCCGCTGTAGGCTGTGCCGTCGTCGTTGTAATCCACGTGCTTCAACAGGCTCAGCGCGTCCGTGGCTACGATGCGAACCTCTTTGTTGGTGCTGTCCTCGTCAACTTCAAATTCTTCCACTAGGATGCTGCCCACCCAAATGCGTGTGCTGTCGCGCAGCACCTCTAGCAGGTAGTCACCGTCGTCGCTGGTGGCCAGGCCTGTTAGCAGCGCGTTCAGCTTGCTGTCTATAGCTGCAGGCCACAGCGTCGTCACCTCGCAGCGTGAGTGCACAATGCCAGGCACTAGCGCGCTGTCCTCTACGCTCTCGTAGCGCAGCGCAAAGCCGTTGGCTGCTAGGCTGAACTCTGTCGTCTGATCGCTGCCAGCTGCAGTGCGAATGATGCGCACCTCGTAGCTGTCCTCGTTCAAGGACTCGCCTACTCCTTTGGCATATAGGAAGCTGCTCATGCGTAACGGTTGCGGGCTGTGCTGTTGCGTGCGTTGCTGAGGTAGATGTCGTCGCCNTTAATGCGTCCAACAACCTCGACTACGCCGCCGCCCATCATGTCTTTCAATTTACTCAAAGGCGCCACAACTTCAGGGTCAATGGCTGCGTTTCTGTTGTCGCCGACCATTGCCATAGTAGGGCCGTATGCCAGGCCGCCGTTGGCCAGTGCTGGCACCTGGATGCGGTCAAGCAATCCTGCACCCACGCTGAGCGCCACGGCCTGCACCACGTTGCCCGANGCNAGCGCCTTGGCCACGCCGATGGCCAGGTACTGCTTAATNATTTGACGCGCNACACCNACCANNCCTTCAGCAAACGACTCTGCTGTGGCTGCTGCGCTGCCAAAGGCGTCTGCGATTGACTGCTGCATGTCCTTGGCGCTGTCGCTGATGCCCGTCTTGATTGACTTCATTTTGACCTCGACTGAGCTGAGCCTGCGCAGTAGGTCGTCGACGCCGCTTTGCACTGCTGGCGCCTCGCTGGCGATGCCCTCAGCAATGGCTGTGCCCGTGCCTGAGAACAAGCCGTTGAAGCGCGCCATAATTTCTGCCTTGGTTGGCAGCGCGTCCTCGCCTAGCAGGTCAATCTTCTCTGCGTAAATGGCCTCGTTGATGCCCTGCACCAGGTCTGCGCCTATGTCACTCGCCACCTCTACGACGTCGTTGGCCACGTTGCCTAGCCCGTCCTTCAGCGCACTGAACGCCTCAGGCAATTTGCCCTGCAGCGCCAACGTCAGTGCGTTGAAAATAGTCTTAAACGTGTCGCCTACTGCTGTGAACGCTGTGACAATCGCCTTGCCTGCGTTGACAAACGCGGTCTGTACAATGCTGATTAGCACACGCAGCGGCAGCACGTTGTTGTACAGCTCAATCATCAGGTTGGTTGCCGATGTGATGATGGGCCGAATCTCGTCATAGAAGTAAATGAACGCCGCAGTCAGTGCGCCGATGGCCAGCACTGTCACGCCGATGGGTGAGGCTAGCAGTGTGATCGCCTTAACGACGCCCGTGATGCCGACAATCGCAGGCCCGAGCGACGCAGCAAACGCGGCAATGGCGATGCCGATGCGCTTAGTGCTGTCGTCCAGCTCAGTGAACTTCTGTGCAAGGTTGGTAAATGCGTCCAGCGCCTTGCTGGCAAATGGCAGAAGCTGCTCGCCCAGTGACGCTGCAGCTAGCTTAGCGTTGTCTAGTGCGGTGCTGAACTTTCCAGACACGGTTTGGCTCAGTCGCAGCATAGCGCCCTCAGCAAATCCGCCTGTGCTGGCAAACGACTGCAGCACCTCGTTGAACTGCGACACGCTAACAGCGCCCGCGCCTAGCTTATCAGCAGGCAGGCCTGTGGCCTCGCTGAGTGCTGTGAAGATTGGGATGCCGCGCTCTGCCAGTTGGTTCAAGTTCTCCAGCTCGACCTTGCCCTTTGCGTTAACCTTGGCAAAGATTGCCGCGATTTCGTCAATGCTGCTGCCGCTGGTGGCTGCGATGTCGCCAAGGAACTGCAGCTGTGTGTTGACGTCAGCAATGTCTGTGCCGCTTGCAATCAGCTGCCGCGCCGACTTTGCTACAGCGTCGAGTTGAAACGGAGTCTTGGCCGTGAATGCGGTAAGCTGCTGCATCATCTTGCCTGCCTGCTCCACGCCGCCCGTCAAGCTGACAAACGATGTCTCCAGCGTCTCCAGGTCTGCTGCACTCTTGACTGCTGCTGCGCCCAACGCCGCCAATGGCAACGACAAGCTGCGCGTCATGTCTTGGCCCAGCTGTTTGATGTTGCTGGTCATGCCACGCAGGTTGCGCTGCACGCGGCCAAGCGATTTGTTCAGGTCGCGCGTGTCAGCTCCTATCCGTACTACGAGGTCTCCTAGTTTCGCCATTTTTTTTAGCTATTGCTTTGAGCTGTGCCCAGCCAGTGTGAATGCCAGTCTTTGGCTTCTCTTCCCAAGGAAACACTGCAAGGTCTTTGGGCCTTACGTTGCTTCCTTTCTTAGTGTGTACGTTTAGCAGTAACGCGGTTTGCCATCGCGTACGTTCCCAGTCCACGCGTTGCTGCGCCTCCTGAGCTTTGTAGCGACCGCGCACCGCGTTGCCAAACTCTCGAAATGTGAGGTCATACAGAAGGCAAGGACTCAGGCCCAGCAGCCCGAGTCCAAGCTCTTCTATTTCGTCCCATTCAAGTGGTGTGTTGTCTCCTTGTTCTCCGTTTTTTTTTGCGGAGTCATGGAGGCCTCAATCACCTCGACAACAGCAGTCAAATCCTGCACGTCAATCAATCCCAGAAAGTCGTCCACTTCCATGTCAAAGGTCATGCCCTGCTTCTTGCAGCCCTCCTGCACAAAGTAAAACAGCAGCTCGGGCATCAGTGTGACGTCCTCGCTGTCGATGTTGGCCACCTTGTGTCCAGTCGCCTGCTCAAAGCTGCGCCAAGCGCGCATGTTCGCCTTGACTGGGAATGTCCGTCCGTCTAGGTTAATCGTCATGCGCTAGGTACAAATGCAGGATCTGACACGCACTCCAAAGTGGCGGTGTACGACGCGTTGTCCTCGGTGCCTGCGCTCAACTCAAGGCTGGTGCAGTATGCGTCAAATGAAATATCCATGTCGTCCGTAATTTCAGAGTCGTCGGACTGCTGAAAAGAAGCAATTTTTACATCCAACTTATTGCCTGATTCCATATCTGCAAACAATTCTTCGTAGCCGTTGGCTGCGTCTGCTGCGTAGAATGCGGTAAAAGTTACAGTCAACGTTTTAAGCCCTGGCAAAATTGCGCGGTAGCCGCCGTTGTCTTTTGTTGTAGTGTCACGTGTCTCTGTGCTAAAAGACACAGACAAGTCTGTCAGGTGGTCTACCAATGTGACGGACCCACCGTCGTCTGCGAATTGGACCCGCAATTGCGAGCCGTTCATAATTCCTGCTGTTGCTGCCATTATTTCTTATTGTTGGGTTTGATGCGATCTGCAATAATCATATTAATCAGACTGTCCAGATATCCAAAAATCTGATTGTCTTTTTCTGTGGGTGTGAGGTTAATCACAACCTTCACAAATGCCATCAAGGCGAGGACTAACTCAGCCCAGTTGTTTAGAATAAAGTCCATTATCTTGTAATTCGTGTTGTGTAGTCTTGCACGCTAATGTAAAGGTCGCGCTTGTCGCTAACCTCTACCACCTCATTAGTGTAGTGTATGCTTTGCACCGTCACTGTGCCGACTACAATTTGACTCTTTCTGTCCAATGCAGCACGCACCTTGTCTGCGAGGTCGTTGGCTGCTGCGTAAGTGTTGCCCACGCTAAAAATCTCAAGCTGCGCCTCGTCAATGGGCGAGCCGTCTTTTGTGTCGCTTGGCGTGTTGGACACCACGCTGTACACAACGTAGGGCGCAGCCGCGCCTTCCTCTGCAAGCTCTGGATATATGCGCGTGCCAACAATCGCAGACACTGCGCTGTCGTTGACCAACAAACTGTATATGGCCGCTCCTACCTTCATCTCATAAAGCGTTCAAATTCCTGACGCAGCAAGCGGTTGCGCAGCTGCTTCATGCGGTTGCTTGTCGCCTTCTGTGTGCGAGAAAACAGGCCCTGGTTACGTGCTGGGCCAAAGCCGCTGCCGTTCTCCACAATGCTTGCAAACCAGCCGTTCTGCCTGTTGCGCTTCAGGCTACCACCTTTGCGGCTTGTCTTTGGACCTGCCAGCGTAATCGCCTTGTTGCTGCGTCTAAACGTCTTAATGCTGCGACGCAGTGTGCCTGGTCGCGTCATGGTGCGCACGTTCTTGCGCTCGCCGTCTTTGCTGCCTTGGTTGCGCCCTGGGCCTGTGCCCTTGTTGTAGACGTAGATGTCGTCTTTTGCGTCCTTAATGTTAGCACGCAGCGCGACGTTGTACACCTCCGCCACGCGCTCGTCAATGGCACGCAGCTTCTGGGCGTCCTTCTCGCTCCACTTGGCCAGGCGCTCAATCTTGCGCTCAAGCTCCTTCATGCCGTCTATCTTAATAGCCGCCATCACTCAGATACTACGCGTTCAGTGATAAAATGCAGCTCGCTCTTACGGCCAATCTCCTGCACAGCCAGAATGTTGTAGATGTCGCCGCCGTAGCTGATGCGGTACTTGGGCGTCACGGCGCGCGTCTCTGTGCTGCTGCGCACGCGCCACGTCACGCGGTTTGTGCTAGTCTCCTGTTCTTGAAGCACGGCGCTGCTGGCGGCCTTGTTGTCCAAGGCGGCCCACACCGTGGCATAGGTAGACCAGGACGGCACAGTTTGGCCGTACGCGTCCGCAGTGCGCGAGGCGCTCTGAATGACAATGCGTCTATCTAGGAACCCGATGTTCACTGCCTGTGATCAATGATGCGTTCAACACTCAGCAGCGACTCCACTGCCATAGGCACCTGCACAGGCGTTGTGCCCGTCACCACTGCGCGCCTGTTTTCGTACCAGTGCGCCACCAGCATCTTCACCGCGTGTTTTACGTTGGCCGATTCCTCGACGCCTACCGCAGCTGTCACGCGTACAGGGTGCGCGTTGTATGTCTCCAGGTCTGGCGTGTCGTGGAAGTAGATCATTATGCTGCCGTCTGTCGCGGCGCCGATGTAGTACTTGTCAGTGCTCAGCGTCTGCTCTGCGCCTGTTGTGTCGTCGTACTTGACGTGTGTGATGGCGGTCACTGGCCCGTAAGCCAGTGCTGCGTTGCGCCACCGTTCAACGTGAAACACTGCAGAGCCGCCCGCCGTGAAGCTGCGGTTGCAGTAATCCTCAACCCATGCCACTGCCGCGTCCAATAACGCCGTGATTGTAGTGTCCTCGTCGCTTGAGTCGACGCGCAGAAACTCCTTAGCGTCAGCCAATGTAACTACGCTAATGCCTGATGTGTGTGCTGGACGTACTACGTGCATGGTAATGTAAAAAAAAGGAAGCCCAGCCCAATTGCCAGGCTTCCCGTGTTAGTCAATTCTTACTGGATGAAGTCTGACAAGTAAGCCAATGCACCTGCCTGGCGCACGTCTGTGTCGTAGAACTTGTTCACGTGCAAAGCAATCTGCGCGGTGCCTGCGTTGCTGTATGGGTCAACCAGGAGGTCGATACCACCAAAAAACGCCAACACCATGCCCAAGCTAAAGTCACCAAACAACAAAGCGCCTTGGCTTGCGTCGTCGTCAACCAAATTTGGCGTAAAGTACGTTGGGAAACCGTCAATTTGGTTGTTGTTGACCAAAGCCGACACGCTAGTCACAGCTGGTTCTGCTTTGATAATCTGCATGCATGTTGGTGAGCCAACAAATGCGCAACGCGACAAATCGCCACCAGCAGCCAAAACAGCCTTCTCCATAGCGTAAACATTAGCCGAAGTCAATGCGGCGCCGAGACGGTCGTTGATTGAACCCGCAGAGGCTGCAGCTTTAGCAAACACAGCCTTGTCAATAGTCTCGTTGATACCAGCAGCCAACTCGCGTGAAATCATAGCGTCCACCTGAGCACCGCCCTGCAGAATCAACTGCTTGCTGTACTTGGTGTTGGCAGCCACACGGATTGGCGAGAGTGTCACCTCGTCCAACTCCAAGCCTGATGCAGAGTCAGCAGCAACCTCAGTTGCTTCGGTACCTGCAGCCTTGGCAGAAACGCGTGGGAACTTCAGGTTTCCAGTGGCGTTGTTGATGGTAGTAACGCCGACGCGCTCAGCCATAGTGGGTGTGCGCAAGGCGTCAATCACGCCAGGCACAGAAGTAGCAACAAAGCCAGAGCCGTCACCGCTGTCAGCTTGGAAGTCGTCGGCAGCACCAGCACGAAACAATGCTGAAGCAGGAATACCAATCTGGCCGCTCATCTGCAAGCCGCGCATCTGGTACTCTTTAGCAGCCTCCTGCTGCCACTCAGCTTCTGCGCCTTCGAGTGCCTTGCCAAAGCTGGCAGCTTGCACAGCACGGCTGAGGCTGAAAGAGCGGTTGATCTTGTTAATTTCCTTGGCCTC